ACCTCCAGCGCATCCAAATTGCAGAAGTACAACCTCCCCTTTAGTTGCGGAAGATGTTAGAATAAAAGGCGGTAAACTAATAAAGAATAAATTAGTCGGTAAGCGAGCGAGTCAAGATGGCCCGGTGAGCGCTGACTTAAATTATAATGATTGGCTAGCTAAGCAATCGGAAGCATTTCAAATTGATGTATTAGGTAAATCCAGAGCGGAGTTATTTCGTGAAGGTGATATTAGAATGGATCAGTTTGTGAATAATAGAGGTCAGGCATTAACGCTTGACCAACTAAAAACCAAATACCCTACAGCGTGGGGCAAAATTTAATCGGTGATTAAAATGTTAAAATATACAATTGATACTGCAAGCTTTGAATTACTTAACGATGTAGAGAAAACATTCTATGCGCAAGCTGGTGAAGGTTATCAGCTACAAGTCGAGGGTGCTACTGATAAATCTAAGTTAGATGAATTCAGAGCAACTAACGTTGATTTACTAAAGCAACAAGAAGCGTTCAAAGGCGTAGACTTGGCAAAATATCGAGAACTAGAAGAACAAGAAAGAAAGCTAAGAGATAAAGTATTGATTGAAGCTAAAGACTTTGACGGCTTAATCGCTGAAAGAACTAATAGCATGAAATCTGATTATGAAGCTAAAATTGAGGCTCTTACTGGTCAGAATGCAGCGACAACAGGAAACTACAACAACCTTGTTAGTAAATATGAAATTGGTGCGGCAGCAACCAAGGCATTTGGTGAGCATAAAATAAACCCTGAAATGTCAGATGATGTCATGGTACTGGTTAGAAATAGGTTTAGTATAGACAATGGTCAGGTTGTAGCGAAAGACGACGGTAATATTTTAACAGGCGCCAACGGCAACCTAACAGTTGCGGAATACGTGGGGTCATTAAGTGAAGGGTACAAAATACAGTCAAGCGGCGGCAAAGGCAGCGGCAACGAAGGAGCAAGCCACATTAATAATGGTACGGCTAAACGTGACGCATACGCCAAACTACTAGGCTAAGTTGTACTAATTTAATTACGGGAGTATAATAGCCTCATAGCTTCAGTGAGGCTTTAACAATTTAACCCAAATACAGCAGTGCTGTGATAGACAATATCATGGCATTTTTTGTGCCTTGAATTCAATAAACTTAAAAGGCAATATATAATGGCTACTCAAACTCTAGCTCAAGCAAAACTTAGAATTAACAACGAGATCGTAACAGGTGTCGTTGAAGATATTATTACTACTAACCCAATTTGGGGCGCTATGCCTTGGACTGGTTACGCTGGTCAAGCTATTTTAGTTAACCGTGAAGATACCCTTGGTGATGCACAGCATTTAGCAATCGGTGGAACTATCACAGCTAAAGCGGCAAGCACAGCAATTCAAACTCCATACACAGCGGTTTCTACAATCGGTGATGCTGAAATGAACGGCTTGGTCCAAGCTCAATCATTATCAGGTGGTGTTGATCAGCTTATGGCTGAAGTATCAAGCAAGGCTAAATCAGTTGGGCGTTTACTTCAACAAGGTATGGCTTCTGGTACTGGTACAAGCCCACAATTACATTCTTACCACACATTAACCGACGCAAGTCAGTACACTACTGCAGCAGCTACACAAGCATTATCATTTGAATTATTAGATGAATTACTTGATTTAGTTAAAGCTAAAGATGGTGAAGTTGATTACTTATTATTTAACGGCGTTCAATTGCGTAAATATCGCACACTAGTACGTGCTTTAGGTGGCGTTAACGAGACTATGGCCTTTGATATGGGTAACGGTCGCACACGTAACGTAGACGTTTACAATGGTATTCCAATGTTCCAAAACGATTACATTACATCAACTGAAACCGCTAACGGTGCAGCACTTACAGGTGGTGCGTTAACTTCTGTTTACGCTGGTTGTTTTGATGACGGTTCAATGAAAATTGGTCAATCAATGATTCATCCTGATGGAATTCCGGTAGGTATCCAAGTAGATCAAGTTGGACTTGCTGAGTCTAAAGATGAATCAATCACACGTGTTAAGTCTTACAGTAACTTTGTTAACTTTAACCGTCGCGGCCTTGCTCGTTTGACTTCACTTACTGCATAGTAATCTAAGTAAGTATTTATAAAGCATTCTAACGAGTGCTTTACATAATATTCACTGAGGGGTTATTCATGAAAGTATCACTAAAAAGCAAAGAAGCTAATTGTCGATCTTACGGCTTAGAATTCGATTGCGAAGGTATCGCAGAAGCAAAGCCTGAAGTTGTTAAGTCTCTAATTGACTCAGGCGTTTTAGTAGAAGTTAAATCAAAAAAAGTATCTAAGTAATGAGCGTTTTAACTGTTGACCATAACTTCGGCGCTGATGGTGTTAGTAAAAAATCTAACGTTCCATTAAGTATCGAATATATGTTTTTTGCTACAGGTGATTTTGGTGGAGGCACTTTGTCATTAGAAGCTTCACCAGATGACGGCGTCACTTGGTTTACAGTTGAGCAACTATCTAAGCCAGGCAGGTTAATACGCTATTTAGTAAGCGGTGAGCGTGTACAGTTTTGCTTATCAGGCGCTACCACACCAAATGTTAATGTAGGTTTACGACAGTGAGTTGTGCAGATACTTTCTTTGAAAAGTCGGGTTTCCCTGTCGGTGTATTTCAAGGCTTTAGGGCGATAATTACACAGAATTATATCGAAGCCAATGTGAAATTGGGTGTTCAGCATGAAGCATCAAGACTATTTACATTAGCCGGAGGTGCTAACAGTGATTCTATAATGATTACGGGCAGTAACCCTGTGGCTTTAAAAAATAGAACGTTAGGTTATGATGGCTCCGGCATAGAGGCGCGGATATTTCGAGCGCCTACGTACTCAGGAGAAAGTACAATTGTATTGCCTCGTAATCCTAATGATATCAATCCTGTCACTAGCGAAGTAGCACTATACACAGACGCAGTAGTGACCGTTGATGGAACAGAAGTGTTTGCACCAGCTTTTTTGTTAGGTGCTACTGGTAACAATAGCAAGGGTGCAGTTGGCGCGGAGGTAGGGCAAGAAAAGATTCTCCGGCCTAACACAACATACTTGTTACGATTGACTAATTTAGATTCGCAAGCTATGCAAGTAGCTGCATACATTAGCTGGTACGAGGGTGGGTTAGATTTACCATTATAATGTTCTAGACTTTTAACAAGGCTTAATAATATGGCTCAGAATTTAGTAATACCAGGCGCAGACAATAAAGTCGTTTATGTATTCGGCGGCATCGACTTAACTTCAGCTACCAACATTGAAGTTCAATTCGGTGCTGAGTCTTATTCGTTAGCTAACGATCCTTTAATTGTGATCGTTACATCTGCTACAGAATTATCATTGAACCTATCCGCTACATTAGAAGTGGGTAAGGTATTTTCAACTGTTAAATATTTTGATGGTGCTAGTGTACTAGGTACAGATATCACATCACAAGAACTAGGCAACAGCGATAAAATCGTCGTTGCCATTGGTACACAGTTAATTGTTGAAGATGGTTCACAAGTAACAAACTCAAACTCATTTGTTAGTGACGCAGAATACAAAGCCTACGCAAATTTAAGAGGGTTAACGGTAGCGGCAACACAACCAGACCGTGAAGCTCACTTAATGGCAGCAATGGACTATTTAAAGTCTATTGAAGGCAATGTACAAGGTCGCAGGGTTAGTTCAACACAAAGCCTCATGTTTCCTCGTTTAGATGTTTGGCTTTATGGCTATGCTGTTAATAGTGACGTTATACCTCAAGAGATTAAGAACGCTCAAATGGAAGCGGCTGCATTTTCAACGAGCAATAAAATACTAACCAACTCAACTAATGATAATATCAAGAGTGAACAAGTTGATACGTTAAAGGTCGAATACTTTAGCGGCGGCAGCATGAACAAGGTAAACATGCAAAGAGTTAACGCTCAATTATCAGCATTGCTTCAGCCTAGTGATAAGTTGGTAAGAACATGAGTTTAGATTTATCCGCCACAGCTACAAAGCTAATGAACTCATTAGGTGACAAAGCTTATGTTACTATCACACGTAAAAGTGGTGGTACGTTCGACCCTGTTGCTGG